GGCGTGATCGTCGTACCACTTGCAGCAACAATCCCGGCATCATTCAGGAAGAACAGCGATACGGTCTGCTGAGTCGTTCCACTGCCAGCTGTCTCCTCGACGACAAACTGCATCGTCTGCCCACCATAGGTACAGGTGTGCTGACCGCTTTGTGTCCCTTCACCCGTTAGGGCTATGATCAGCGCGCGATCAGTCCCCGCACTAACGGTAAATGTGTGCGAGGACGCCGCTACTGAGGTCGGGGTGTTGAGTGTCGAGGCCATATCATGTGGTCTTCTTTAAACGAAAAAGGGCCGGAGTCCAAAAGGACCCCGGCCCCATGGCCAACTTCTGCGTCAGTTAGTTACGCGAGTGTGAAGACGCCGTTCGCGTTGATCTGGACCGTCAGCGTGTTGTTCTGCGTCAGGTCGAACTTCGCGGTCGTCAGACGGGACCAGCACAGTGCATGCGCCGAGCCACCGGCCGAGTTCCGGATCATCGCAAACTTGATGTTGGTGATGTTTCCGCCCGTCGCCGTCCAGATCGGATCCGCGCAGTCCAGCCTGTACTGGGCCGCCGAGGCGCCGACTGTCCACGTGACAGAGGTTAGGGTTTTGCCGCCGGTGACGTACCCGACGCCGTTGGCGACCTGAGAAGTCACCGAGCTTGCGATCGAAAGGGTAGATGTCGATGCGTTCGACGCCGACGTATGCAGCTGCATAGTCAGGATGTCGACACCCAGCGAGATCGTACCGTTACCGATCTTCTTTTTTGCCTTGTCGTAGAGAGTCCAAGCAGTCGCGGCCATGATTTATTCCTCCATCTGCGCACCAGTGTTCAAAATGTGGGCAATGGGCCCATCTCCGTGGACGACCATTTTGATCTCGTCGCCCAAAAGTCTTACCTCGTCCATCCACTCCTGTGCCTGCGAGAGCATCCACGGATGGCACTTGAATACCCTGTCTCCGCAGGTTACGTTCACTACGGGCTTCCCGTCGTTCTCCGGCTGCGAGTACGCGTGGTGCTCGCCGCTCGGGCTCAGGCAGGAGTCGAACCCGTATACTTCAAACCGGTAGTACCCCAACATGCGCAGCAGGCAAAATGCCCGCAGCATTACGGTCGAGCCGCCAGGCGTGGGGAACCACGTCTTTCTAAGTATAGCATACTCTTCGTCAAGCAAGTCGCCGAAATCGTTGCTGACGACGGCGTGCCAGAGAAGGGTCTGGTCGGCCGGGACCGCGTCGAAGGTCGCCGGGGGGCACTGCGAGGAGATCATGTACTTGACCCCGGGCAACACGGGCTCCAGGAAGCGCGTGTTGAACCCCCGGGCGTCGCACATGATCTGGGCCGACGGGGTAAGCCCGTGGTCAATGGCGGCCTTGTACGTGCCGTTCACGGTGATGAGCTTGGCGCCCGCCTCGCGCTTCTCCCTGATCTCGTCCCAGTGGTCGTTGAGGCTCCACCCGCCGCCCAGGATGAGCAGGGGCGTCTCCTGTCGGTCGTGGGGCGCAGACTCTACGAGGCCGCGCCGGATGCTGGACCTGATGTTCGCCTCGAGCTCCTCCCGGGGGGTGTTTATAGCCCCGCCCTTGATGACCTCGCGGGCATCGTTCCACCCGGACACGTAGAACATGGCCTCCCGGCCGTCGTTGTCATGCGACCAGTGGAGTACGACGTCCAGCTTCCGCAGCTGGGTGAGCCACCAGGCGAAGGGCTTCACGGTCATGTGCAGCTTCTCGCCGATCACCTCGCCGAACCTGTCGTCCTCGGTGGAGATCCCGAAGAACACGTGCTGGGCCGCCTTGATGATGTTCTTGAGCACTATGGGGACCTTGTCCTCGGGTATGTGCTCCATCACGTCGCAGCAGAAGCCGTAGCGCGCCGATACGGGGCTGGGCTTCTCCAGGTCGTGCTCGATGAACTTCATGCGCTCCGGCTGGGAGTACAGGGTGTTGCGGACCTCCTCGTCCAGGCAGCCGGGGACGAAGTCTAGCATCGTCACCTTGAGGCCGCCCAGGAGGGCCATCATGAGTGCCCCGCGGCCGGTGCCGGCGCCGAAGTCAATCACGTGCTCGTGCTTGGGCGGGTTCGCCTGCTTTAGGAACATCTGCGAGCGGTGCTCGCCGGGGGAGACCTTGCGGTACTCCGGCATGTTCCACAGCTTCTCGTACTTGTGCTTCTCGGGATTGGGCGCTGCGGGTTGGATAAGTACTGAGGGAGGTTTTCCTGCCATTCCGACTGCGCGAATCATTATAGCTCCTATTTGTCCCTGACTTTGAGAAATCCCTCGGCCTCGAGGGTGTTGCCAGCTGAGGTAGTGACTAGGTAGGTGACCTTGTACGTGACCTTGTCGGCCCCGCCCGAGATGCGCTGTTTCGCCAAACTGGCTTCGAAGGTGGGCGAACCTACCAAGGTGAGGCCGGCGGGCGACGCGACAACGCTCGTCACCCCCGTGATAGCCTCCCCGGACAGCAGGAGGCTGGAGAAGCTCATGGTGTACAGCCGGCTCTCGGCCGGCTGCTTTATGAGAGTGCCCGGGAACATGCTATTACCCCTATCATAATCCGCCGTACTGGACGACGCGGTGGCGGAACCGGCGCCCGTCGTTCTCCTGCCGGGCCTGGTTGCAGTAAGACCGGAAAGATGCCTCGTTGAGCTCGGACAGCCGCTTGTCGTACGTCTCGCTGTCCTCCTTCCCATACGCGAGGTGCTTCATCCATTTTATCAGATGAAAGTGGTGCTCCTCGTCTATTTCGAGGGCGTCGGCAGAAACGGCGATGCGGGGGTAGGGCAGGCGCCGGAACTGCAGGCGGCACGTGTCCGTGGCGTTGGGGACCTTCATCCAGCGCACGTAGTGGTCTCTGATGCCGAGGAGGGCGTACCGCGCGTCCCCGGTCTCGGTGTCATCCAGCTGAGCGCCGAAGTTCCACCCGTAGTCGTTCCAGCGCATCGTGCGCAGGTCCGCCTGGTTGGCGAAGGTGATGTCCCACTTCGCGGTGAGCAGCCGCCCGCCGATGAAGCGCAGGATGTAGGGGCTCACGGCCGTGTAGGGCTCACCGATGGTCAGGTCCAAGTCCTGCAGGCGCGTTTGGGGCGACCCGATCTCAGCCAGCGGCACGGTCACATCCGCGATCCCGCCGGTAAGGCGGACGAACATGTCCTGCGCGTCGATGACGTACTGTTGTACCTCCTCGTACGCCCACAGGTAGGGGACAGCCTCGTCGCCCACCTGCGCCCTGAACTGAGCAATCAGGTCGTCCTGGTCCATAGTTTAGTCTCCGGGGCTCAGGTCGGTAAGAAACTCGGAGCGGACCTTAGTCCACAGCGCGCGTACCTCCTTCTGGTCCACCCGCCAGCCGAGCGCGGCCGACACAGCCTGCGCGCCGGGGGTGCCGCCGCCGGCGAAGTCCTTGGCGTTGTTTTTCTCCACGATGGCCTTGAACACGACCTTCATGGCGTCGTCTCGCTCCTCCTGGGTCTCGGGGGCCAGGAGCACTCTCGGCGCCTCTGGATCCGCTACGGCCGCCTCGGGGGTCTCCAGGACCTTGCCGTCCCGCGTGCAGGGCATGATGCCCCGCTCCATGATCAGCGCGTGCATGGTGCGCGGAACGTGCGTGGGCTCGCCCTTGGCAAACGCGATCCTTCGGCCGTTCATGCCGCCGATGGTCACGTTGCGATTCGAGATGAAGTGGTACAACTGGCCTTCTGAGGTCATTGATCCTCCTGGGTGTGTATAAAGAAAATGGGGGCCTCAGCCCCCATTGTACTATGCCGCAGGTTCCAGCGCCACTTTAGGTGGTCTTCAGGTTCTCGGTCGCCTTGCCGGCTGCCGCCATCAAGAGCACGATCCGGAACTTGCCGGTCGTGTCCGCGGCCACGCTGTTGACCAGCGTGCCGTTGATGGACTGGTTACCGCTGTACACCTTGGCCACCGCGCCGACCGCCGTCATGTCGGTGTGTGTCGTTGCGACCAGCCGGTTATGGATGGTCGGGGTGTAGCGATCCGGATCGTCGGTATCGCCGACATCCAGCGACGCCACCGTCGGACCAGTAGCCGCGATGACGTTGTAGATCGTCCCGCCCAACACGACGGCGCCCGGGGGCGGCGTGCAGATGGGGAAGACCGTACCTGTGGTGATGGTCTCAAAGATGAATGAAACGCCCGAGGTGTCCAGCATGTCGTCGGAGAACAATGCTTCGAACTCGACGGCAATGGGCCACTGCGCGCTGACTGCTTTGGTGAGTGTGCTCATGGTTGTTTCTCCTGTTGGTCAGTGCGCGATTACTGGGCGACGTAGACGGACATCACGCCGAAGTCTTGCTCGGTCCCAGCGGACGCACCGTACAGCGTGCTGAACCGGGGCTTGAGGAAGCCAAAGATCTTCGAGACCGAAATTGCCTGCTGGTTCTCGTAGTCGTCCTCATCCTCGACCCAATCCGGCATGCCGAGGTCGGCCATGCCAAGCGCCTGCGCGCCGCAGAATAGGATCTGGCAGCCTTCGACCGTACCGCCGGCACCGTACTTGGAACCGCTCGCCGCGCCCACGGTGTTCGGCACGTGCCGATACTCGTGGATCATGACGCCGTCGACGTCGACGAAGTCACCGGTGAACAGCGGGTTGCTGTCCGAGCGCTTCTGCGCGTGCTGCAGCGCGGCCAGGTAGTTGGTGTCGAGCTTGAGCTTCGACATCGCCTGGGGCGTCACGAACATGTGGTACCGCTCCTTGCCATCCGCACGCGTGCCGCGGAGATACTCGTCCTTGGCCTTCGCCTTGAGTTTGACAATCAGCTCCCACGACAGCGTGTCGGCAGCCGCGACCGTGTTGGTCGCGCCGGCGTCCAGCGTGCCGCCCACGGAGTTCCAGCGGAAGACCCGCGCCGCGCTCGGGGCCGCGACGTCTGCCGCGAACTCGAGGTTGATCAGGTCGGAGCCCACTCGGGTCCCGCCGTTGGTCTTGAAGCTGTACGCGATGCCGGCCAGAGTCAGGAAGCCGATCTGGTCGATACGATCGGCGAGCCAGTAGGACAGCACGTCCCGCGAGGTCTCGCGGAAGCGAACGATCGACTTCTGCTCAGCCATGCGGCCTTCGCTGATGTTCGCGTTGCGCAGCTGGTCGATGCGGATCACCTTGTCGTACGCCTTGATCGCCTCTTCGTTCCCTTTCAGGCGGCGATCGCCCGCGACGCCGTCACCCTCGAGATCCGGCACCAGGGTCAGCACTGCTCGTGCACCCTTCTCCGTCTTCGTGAGCTCAGTGATGTGCTGCACCATCGCCCCGGGGCCCTTGCCCGAGAACTTGTTGATGAACGAAAGGTTGCGTGCGGCCTTCCACAGATCCATGGACCAAACAGTCTTTTGCTCGGTCGTGAGGCGGGTAAAATTGGTGGTTGTCATTGCCACTCCTCCGGTTTGTTGGTATCCCTTTTTCGCCCGGGTGGCGGACAACAGCGGCGTTCAGGTTGCCGATTTCCCCCCGAAGATGTCGCACTCCGGGCAGCGAGGTACTCAAGACTTAAGTCTACAATACGGTTTATGTGTTTGTCAAGGGTTTGAAGTCCGAGGGCTCCATGCGCATGACACCGCCATCCTCGCCGGTGATGATGATGACATTCAGCCCCCTGCCGTAGCTGACCCCTACCCAGCACCCAGCCATCTCGGGCCGGTCCTTGATCTCGACGATCGCCGCCTGGGCGCTGAACGACGTGCCCGGCGGGAGCTCCGTAGTCAAGCGGGCCAGGGCCCTCGGGCTCACGCAGTCCTCGGACGTGATAATCACCCTGGTGCCGTCGTCGCCCGTGGCCGAGTACCTGACGACGTTCTCCGCCCACGATGCGGTCATGAAGAACGCCGATATGACCGCAAGGAACCAGTGCATCAGCGGAATCTCTTACTCACCACCACGGGTGCCGTGCGGAGGCCCAGCCGACGGGGGGCCGCCCGGCGGGGGGCCACCCGAGCGGGTGTCTTATTTCGCGCCCTGATACGCGCCCGTTGCGCGGGGGTGTGGTGGTGAAGTGGCATAGTCGTCTCCTCAGGTCATCCCTGGTCCCCTCTCATGCGCTTGAGCTCTGCCTCGGGCATGTCGTCGAACTGCTTGTCCGTCATCTTCTTGACGTCGGGCTCGACGATGGTCTTGTCACCCTTACCCACGGCCTTGGAGTCAGCCGGCTGCTTGGCCCGCGCCTCGAGGCCCTTCTTCACGGCCTCCTCCCGGCGCTTCTCGGCGGCCGCCTCCGCGGCCCTGCCGGCCGTCTTCTCCTTGGCCTCCTTCTCGGCCTTGGCCACCTTCTCCTCGGCAGTCAGCTCCTCGTCCTCGTCGTCCTTAGTGAGTGCCTTCTTGGCGTCCTGG